GAGTCACCATCAAGTATTACAAGGGTCTGGGTACTTCGACTTCAGCTGAAGCCAAGGAGTACTTCAGGGATCTTGGACGATTGACCGTTGGGTTCGTGGCCGACCAAGAAAGTCAAAAGTCTGTGGGGTTGGCATTTGACAAGTCACTGGCGGACGATCGGAAGCGCTGGCTTGCAGAACCATTTCGAGGCGATCCACTGCCCTACGGCAAGGTGACCTCGGTGACCGTTTCTGATTTCATTCACAAGGATCTGATTCAGTTCAGTCACGCAGACATTCGCAGATCCATTCCAGATGTTCGTGATGGACTGAAGCCTTCACAGCGCAAGGTGATCTATGGATGCATAAAGCGCAATCTGACCTCCGAAGTCAAGGTGGCTCAGTTGTCTGGCTATATTTCCGAGCACACTGCCTATCACCATGGCGAGATGAGTCTTCAGGGAACCATCGTGGGGTTGGCGCAGGACTTCATGGGGTCGAACAACATGAACCTGTTGGAGCCATGTGGACAGTTTGGAACTCGGTTGGCGGGTGGATCGGATCACGCAAGCGCCAGGTACATCTTCACGCGACTGTCCAATCATGCCAAAGTCTTTGATGAAAGGGACAATGCCTGTCTGACCTACCTCAAGGATGACGGAAAGCCCATCGAGCCGGAATACTATCTTCCTACGATGCCAATGATTCTGGTGAATGGTGCGGAAGGCATTGGAACGGGGTTCAGTTGCAAAGTGCCTCCACACAATCCGGTGGATGTCAAGGAAAATCTGAAACGGTTCATTCGTGGAGAGTCGCTGAAGCCGATGAAGCCTTGGTTCCGTGGATTCAAGGGATCCGTCGCGGCATCGGACGAAGGTGTCTGGACGCTCGCAGGTGTGTGGCAGGCAAGTGGGGACAAGGTTGAGGTCACCGAACTCCCACCGGGCACGTGGACCCAGACCTACAAGGAGTTTCTGGAAGGGCTTGTTGAGAAGAATGTCATCAAAAACTACAGCAATCACAGCACGGAGGAGAATGTCCGTTTCGTGATCACCGGCTACAAGGGTTCTGCGCCAGAGAAGGATCTCAAGTTGACTTCGACGATCCGAAGCACCAACATGTATCTGCACGGACCCAACGGCATCGAGAAGTTTGATACGCCCTTGGACATCCTCGGGACCTATGCGACCGAACGGATGGCACTCTACGACAAGCGCAAGAGGTATCTGGTGGCGACCTTGGCAAAGCGTTCCGGGATGGCGATGGACCGCGCTAACTTTGTCAAGGGCATCCTGGATGGATCCCTCAGGGTCATGGGGTTGAAGAAGGCGGACGCTGAGGAGAACATGCTCAAGAAGTTCAAAAAGGTTGACGGAAGTTTCGAGCATCTCTGGGGACTGAAGACGTCGCGTTACACCCAGGAGGCGGTTCAGGAACTCATGCAGGAAGCCAGGGTCCTATTGGACGAGTTGAAGCGGATTCAGGGGATGACCACCAAGGACATGTGGCTCGAGGACCTAAATCGGTAAAGTGGGTTTCATGCGCCTCGCTTTGTTCAGCAGGTTGGTCCACCGGGTCGTATGTTCTTCTATACTAGCGTTATCTACACGTTCAGAGCTTGAATAAATCTTAAATTTTCCATTTGCCATTTCGGGTCTTGCCAACTTATTCTCAGGGTCTTCCTCGTCCATCATTTTCTTGTATTCGCTGATGATGTCATTCGGAACTTCGGGTGCGTGATCTATGATTTTGTCGTAGTCTTCACGGACCTTGTGACAGTATTCCACGGCGTTCATTCTGTCTTCTGGTTCCAGGGAGAGTTCCAGGGAGATGTCGCGAGCCAGGCGACTGAACAACTTGGACGTCTGCATATTAGATTCATACTGCTCGCCACACCTCAGGAACTTGTGGATGCTGGCAATTCCGGCGGCCGATAGATTCAGAAAACTGAATACATACAAGAGTATTTGTGAGTTTTCTTGTTCCGAGGAAGCCACCAGAGTCCCCAGGCCCGCCAGGGTGGTCAAGGCGATGTTGGCGATAGAAAAATTAGTATGAGCCGTGCTGTGGCGTACCGCGCATCTGTGATGGATCCACCGGTACCCCAGAGCCTTTTCTCCCCAAGACTTGATCAGTTTCTCCTGCTTCGGGTGCCAGCTCATGGCATTCTCGATGCGTTTTTGTTTGTCCACCAGGAACTTGGCTTCCAGGTGTTCTATGTGACCTTCTTCTTCTGCGTCTGACGCCATCTACTTAAACATTACATTTTAATAAATAGAAATGAAGTTCTCTACCAAGATCGTTACTTTGGAAGACGGGGTCAAGGAGGTTGCTGTTCGTGCCAATGATGGAAAACCTTTGTTGGTTACACTCAAGGGAGCCCAGGTGGTTTCAGTGGACGATGAGCTTCTTCTCAAGATTGATGATGAGACCGTGGCACAGTGCGAGGATGATGTTCTGGCAAAGGCTAAGGAGTCTAAGATGGCTTGGTTCGGCAAGGAGATCGCAGACTCTCGACTTGAAAGCGCATTTACTTCTTCTTTTTCTCTTGACGAGAATATCTTGAGCGTGCACAAGGCGGAAACGGTCAGGCTGTATGACGCCAAGCGGGAATTGCTCGAGGACAAGGAACTCACCAAGGACGATGTGGTCGACGTGGTGGTCCAGCTCCGGTCGGTGCAATTTTTGCAGAAAAGTTTCGAGACCGAGTGGGTGCTTCATCAGGCCAAGTTTAAGGCCGAGCCCAAGCCGAAGAAGGCGGTTGTGGATTTTTCTGATTGTCTTTTCGAGGAAGAGCCAGAGGAAGAGGAAGAGGAGGAATTTTTTTAGTAAGTAACATTAAACGGATATGAAGGTTAAGATGATGAAGACCGAGACCATGTTGCTACTTGCTCTGCTCGTTGCCGTGGGTTATTTTATGTGGGCGAACAACGGTGCGATCCGCCGGGCCCTCGGAATGGCTCCCAAGGAGGGGATGTACAGCTGGAGTTACATTAACGGAAAGGAGGGGTACGAGGGTGCCAACGTGGTTGACGCTGCAGGTGCTCCGGTGAACGGCAATGGTCTGTCCATCCCCGCCGCGGCTGCCAACGGGATGGGGGTTGCCTCCAGCCTGCTCCCCCGCGATGTGGCGGCTCAGGAGGACTTCGGTGACTTTGCTCCCGATGACATCCTCAAGGGTCAGAACTATCTGAACCCCCGCGCCCTCATCGGCTACCCCGAGACTGTCGGTGGTGCTCTCCGGAATGCCAACCAGCAGATCCGCTCGGAGCCCCCGAACCCGCGCGACCCCGTCACGATCTTCAACACCTCCACGATCGTGCCGGACCAGATGCGCCCCGCTTTCGAGATTGGCCAGGGTACCGCTTAGATTGTTCTAGATTAATACATTTTAGAAACATTCAGGGAAACAACTCTGACTGTTTTTAAATTAAAGAAATTGCACCACTGGTTAACAAAACGATGTCTGACGGAATGCCGATTAGCGATCAGTTCAAGGAGGCGATTGCCGAACTCGAGGGAATCAAGACTCAGCTCAATGAGGCGCAGAAGGCTATCAAGGTGCTCAAGGATCGTGAGGCCAGTTTGAAGACCTTCATCGGTGGATACATGAAGGCTCAGAAGATTGATGACGTTCAGACGCGTGGCGGAACCAAGGTCACCCAGAAGACGTCGGTTAAGAAGCCAGCAATCACTAAGAAAATCCTAATGGATGAACTACCAAATTACATTGAGGGAGGTCAGGAACGTCTCAACCAGATCATCAAGGAGATTGAGGATAAGTTAGAGCCCAAGGAAACATCAAGCCTTCAACTCAAGTTAAAGAAATAATTCAAGACATTTATAGAAACAAAGATGGTGGGATCTAATCTTCTTGACTACACTCCAATTGCTTCCGAGCCTCAGGTGATTGAGGATTATACTGTTGACGAGGAAGAAGAAGGCTTTGTGGATCCAAATGAATACGAGTATGAAGATTGGATAGCCTACTACAGCGATGAGTTGTGGAATAACTGGGAAATTTACAGAGAACAATGTTATGACAACATGACACCAATAGCGCTTACGTTTTCCGAGTTTTGTAAAAATGAATACTATTGTTAGATTAAATGTTGGCAATCAATAGATATGGTACGACTGCCAGACGTGACAAGTACAAAGGTCATTGTTCCAACCGTCCTCTTCGCCTTCCTGTCACCCGCCGTCACAGGCATGGGTGGGCTGGTGGATCGACTGGGAATGACCTCTGTGTTCGGTATCCTGTATATAATCATTCTGCGTGGGGCTATGAAGTACGTGGTTCGGCCAAGCGAGGTCTATCTCGCATCCGGGATGTACTTTCTTCTGAGCGGAATGACCACGAATCAAGAATTGATCGTAAGGAACACTTTTCTTTATTGGATTTTATTCGCGGTTATTCGCTCACAAAGTCCTCTCGAGTTCTAAAAAGGATGAAGTATCTCGTCGTAGGTCCCGGTGCCATGGGATTCTATGCCATCCTAGGCACAGTTTATGCACTTCAAAATTATGACAAAACCAAAGATCTCGAAGCCGTCGCTGGATCATCTGCTGGATCCATAGTGGCATTTGGATGTCTGGTCGCCAAGTGGGACGTCATCAGACTTTTTAGAATCATCCGAGAGGCTGCTGATGTAAACCAGTTGATGCGATTGAACTTAAAGTCTCTTTTGAATAACTATGGATTGGTGCCAGCAACCAGGTGGAAAGAAGTGTTTACTAAGATCTGCATGGAATTGTCTGGAAAGGAAGATTTCACGTTCAAGGAACTCAAGGAATGGTGCGGGTTGGACTTTTATGTTTCGGCATACAACATCACATTGCAGAAGAGTTGTTACTTTTCACATCACACCCACCCTGACATGTCAGTCTCTCACGCCGTCTGCATGAGCATCAGCATTCCATTTTTGTTCGAGTCTGTGGTCTATCAGGGACATCGCTACGTAGATCTAGCGGCATTCGAAACGTGCCCACTGACGCCTTTCATGGGCAAGGACATGGAAGAACTTGTCTCAATCGAACTGGATCCTGAACCCTCGACGGAGAAGCCACCCCACATAGGGTCGTTTGTCGATTTCATACAACACTTTATCACTTCGATTATGAGAAATAGAGTGGTCTATGAAAAGCCTACCATCTACATCAAGATGAAAGAAGGAGAGGCATTTAATTTTTCTATGGACGATGACAAGAAAACGGAACTATTCTACCATGGCTATATCACCGGAAAGCAGTTTCTCAAGATAGAGCACGAAGAATATCCCTCAGAACCAGAGCGGCAACGCCCGCCATGAAGAGGACCACCATGTAACCCAACTCCGAATCCATCACACCTTCAACTTCGTAGAACTCCACCCTGTCAGTGGGAAAAATTCTATCAGCAGCCTTCTCGGGAGCCGGCGGTGCTTTGACCGTTTCCCGAGGAAGCCCTCCGTAGGCATCCTCAATGGAACAATAGCCTACCATTATTTAGTATCAACTAGGAAATTATTTACAATTCAAGTGTCGTCTTTCCTTTCTTGCCACGCTTCTTCTTGGGTGCAGAAACTTCCACGTCCTTGACAGACTCGCCATTCACGCTCACGATGTCAGAGATATCGTCCTCAATGTTGCCGTCGCTTGACGGTCCCGCTGGCCGACGAACTTCCTCCACGTCCCGGGTCGTTGTGGACTGAGGATTCATGAAATTGGACATCAGCGACGAGAGATCCATGCTTGGTCCCTGGACCTCCCTTCGGGCGATAGGCGGTGCCGGCCGAGGATCAATGTTCCTTGATTGGGCATTCTTCGCTGTATTTGCCACGGCAGACATCATGTTCTTGATGAGATCGGGGTTCTGCTTGATCACATCGTTCATCTGAGGCATCGCAGACTTGAACATCGAGTGGGTCAGGTGGAACATCGTAGCTGAACCACCGAGCATCATCATCAACTTCAACTCGGGTGCCATCTTCGCCTTTCCGCGGTATTTGACATAAAGTTCCTCAAATACATCATCATAGTCATCCACACCGTCCATCACTGACTCGGACCACCCATCCAAATGGATATCCAGGGGATTGTAGCGCTTATTCAGAAACTCGATTCCGGTCACACAGGCGATGAGCATCCTTCGCTGCATCTTGACCGATTGATCCACCTCGATCGAATAGGACATTCGCTTGACCTCACCGCGGATGTCGTGGATCGACGAGTGCATGTTCAGTCGCTCGATGGATCGAATGCCCTTCTTCTCCAGGCGGGTGATCTTATTCAAAAGGTCAGCCTTTTCGTCGTCGATGGACTTGTATCCAGGAGAAGGTGCATCCTCGTCGTAAGTATCTCCACCTCCATAGTCATCAAACGCCTCGCCGTGATCTTCAGGCTCTTCCTGTGGCGGAGGAGGACGTGCCGAAGGCGTCTGCTTCCCGTGGTTGGCAAATGCCATGAATGAAGATACAGGCGCCTCAATAGGGCGGTCATTCATGTTCGGGTTGTTCGTTCGCTTGCGCTTGGTGGCATCCAGGACGACACCGTTGAAAAGTTCCTGCTCATCATTGTCCAGGTCGACCATGATCTCGCTATTATTATCAAGTTCAATCTCGAAATCCTCCATGTCTTCTGGTGTCAGTCTATAAACTTATCATCAAGTCTTTAACGCAGAAAAAAATCAAATGTTCTAGTAAAGAAGTATGATCAGTAGTCAGTTTGCCCTCGTGCTCGTGATTGCCATCGTGGTGCTCATGTACGTCAAGTGCTTCATGGGTATGAAGAAGAGTGGGTACAGGTTGTCCCCGGAGCCGGTGGAGGTTGAGCCCATGATCAGCGGCGATGCCATCACCAAGCTGCCTTACTCGCTTGAGTGTGTGCCCGGCCCAGGCAAGGATGCCGCCTACTACACCAAGGACCTGACCCCCGGTGGGTTCTGCGGTGATCAGGCGCTTGTCCGTGAATCCATGTCCTACAAGATCCTCAGTGGTGTCGGTGGATCTCTCCTTGAGAAGTAAATTAAAGAGAAGAAAACAAAGGTAAGTACGAAAAACAATGTCTACTGAGGATGTGATGAAGGAGCTTACCGAGATGCGCAAGGAGATCAAGAGTCTCACCAAGTTGGTCCGCAAGATCGCCAAGGTTCAGGATGATCCCGATGGGTCCAAGGCCAAGGAGCGTGCCGCCAACACCGGTTTCAACAAGCCCAGCAAGGTCACCAAGGACCTGACCGACTTCATGGGTCTCGCTGAGGGCACTGAGGTCTCTCGCACTGATGTGACCCGTTACGTTAAGCAGTATGTCAAGGATAAGGGTCTGTCTCACCCAGAGGATGGACGAAAGATTATTCAGGATGATGCACTGAAGGGTCTTCTCAAGACACCTCAGGGAGAGACCCTCTCTTATATGACCTTGCAGAAGCACATCTCCAAGCACTTCATCAAGGCTTAAACAAAAAACGCACCCTACTTTTAGAAAATGATATCCGCTCAGGAGGTTGAGGCCATTATCGGTACGAACATCAAAAACATTGATGTGTATCACAAGGCTTTCAAGCATAAATCTTCTGTTCAACACGATGGCGTCGAGGGTTCCTACGAAACGTTGGAATTTATGGGCGACTCCGTGTTGGGCTTTATTGTCACCAAGTACTTGTTCGATAGGTACGAGAATCTGCAGGAGGGATTTCTAACTCGTGCGAGAACAAAGATTGTCTGTGGAAAGACGTTGGCGGAAGTGTCTGCTAAACTGGGATTCCACAACTGGGTTCAGATGGATGAAAAGGGGATGAGAAATGGATGGAACAACAACCCAAAGATTCTCGAAGATGTCTTTGAGGCATTTGTCGGTGCCATCTACTTGGATCTAGGAATGATCGAAGCCAAGAAGTTTGTCCTGGGTGTCCTGGATAACCCAGACCTCATCCGTTTGGACAAACTGATGGTGGATGACAACTACAAGGACATCCTGATGCGCGTCTGTCAGTCTCAGAAATGGGATCTCCCTGAATATCGTCAGCTGGATCACGTGGATGCCACCAAGTTCAGAGTAGGTGTTTACGTTCAAGGGCATCAGTGGGGGACTGGCAAAGGTTCCACCAAGAAGGAAGCCGAACAGGCTGGTGCCTATTTCACCTTGAAGCGTCTCGAGGAGAAACTTGAAAAGAGACTGGTTCCATCCAAGCGACCCAATGCCATGATTAAAAATGTCCATAGAAAGTAATAATGAAGGTCGCCCTTATTAACCCTATTTCCAAGACAGTCAATGAGTTGTGCACAGGTCATGAGATTCGTGCATGGGGTCGCAAGTCAGGTAATGTGATCGTGGATGTCCCGTCCAAGTTTCCCGTGAAGTCAATTTCGGACGTCAAGGCTTTCGGTCCTGATGTGGTTGTCGTGGAGAAGCGTGGCAATGGTGTTTTCAGGGAGTTCGCGAAGAACTTTGACAAGGTCGTGGATGTCGAGGGCCTTCGTCTGATGCTTTCGGCGGTTCCAGAGCCCGTGGTGGTCAAGGAGGAGCCCGAGCCGGAGCCGGAGGAGGAGCCTGTGGTGGTAAAGGAGGAGGAGCCCGAGCCGGTCCCCGAGGTCGTCGAGGTCGCAGCGGCTGCCGTCGCCGAAGTTGAAGAAGTTATTCAGGATGAAGAGAAGCCCAAAAAGTCATCATCACGCAAGAAGAAAACACCTACCAAGTCCTCCACTTAAACATTAGAGCCCTATGCTAACTAGTATGCATCCCCAAGCGGAGAAGTTTTTCAACAAGACTTATCCTGAACAACGTTCCGATGCGTGGTTCAAGATGAGGGGCACGATGCTCACAGCATCCGATGCCGGTACGGCGATAGGAGTGAACCCCTACGAAACGCCTGAGAAGTTGATCCTGAAAAAGTGTGGAGTCAGCGAACCCTTCAACGACTGGGCGACCAAACATGGTCAGAAGTATGAAGATGAAGCCCGACAGATCTACGAGGAACGCCACAATCAAAAGGTGTTCGAGATCGGTCTGGAACCCCATCACACCCTCGACTGGATCGGTGGGTCACCCGATGGCATCACTTATAGCGGAAGACTTTTGGAGATCAAGTGTCCAAGATCCCGACCGATTGGCGATGGAACGCCACCGGTGTGGTATCTCGCACAAGTTCAGGTGCTCATGGAAGTCCTGGACTTGGAAGTCTGTGACTTTGTGCAGTATCGACCTGCCGAAATAACCTACCCCAAGCCTGCCGAGTTTGTCTGTGTGGAGATTCCACGGGACCGTGAGTGGTGGGCGACCAACATGCCCATCATGAAGGCATTCTGGGAGAGGGTCCTGTGGCACCGCGAGCATGGTCACCAAGAGCTGCTTCCGGCACCAAAGCCTACGATCGATGATCTGATCAAGGAGATTGAAGGTCTCGAGGGACAACTCACCAAGGTGAAGAAGATGGCTCTCGAGATCGCCAAGGAACATTCGACCCTGAAGACGGGTCGGTGGTCTAACGAAGATGAAGAGTGGCTCTTGAAGAACAAAGACAAGAAGATAGAAGAACTTGCTGAACATGTCAAGCGAACGGTCAAGGCCACCAAGATGCGACTGGAAAAGTTAATCAAGGAGCAACCCGTTCAGGAATGGACGGTCAAGGTGGTCGAGGAGGATGACATCTAGATGCCAACCCTGGGCTGAACCCACGGAAGCGTCTGCCTCCCCGGAAGGTTGGGCGAACGACACACGAACTTGATGATGAAGTGATTGATCTCCTTCCCACCCGAAGGATCTGGAATAAGGGCGCCATTCTGATTGAACAACTTTACAGTCAGACGGTCCAAATTTTCTATAGGATGAATAAATTGAGTAATTAAATCATAGTTGTCTTTGAAAACAATCAGCTGGTCGGATGCTGCACCACCATCATTATCCGTGATGATACTGGCGAAGGCACCACGGG